CTTGATGGAATTGTACGCGTCAGCAGCACCCGTGCAGAAGGAGCCGACAAGGTAGCGAGTACCGTCCTTCGCGCGGACCACCTTCACATTGTCCCGCTTCACCAGCGGAGTCGCACGAAGCATGAGTTCCGGCATGTTCATGTGCTCGGCCCAAATGTCACACACGACCTTGGACGCATGGACAGTGACGACCGGGCACCCGAGCACTATCTTGACATGAGTGCCGGGCTGGAACTTGATCGTTAGCGAGTAGACAGTGAAGGCCGTGTGGCCGGGGTGGTTGATGTAAACGACGTCAGATCGTTCGTAGTTGAATGGACGCTGATGCGTGAACGTGTCTGCACCGGCGACGCGCTCGCACCAATACACCGCATCTAGGTTATCTGCGGTGCACCAGTACGCGCACTCCATCTCCTGGCCCGCGAGTTGTCTCCACTCACGGGTTACGGCCACGAAAGGCTGACCACGGAGAAACTCGAAGTTCTCGACGTAGACGTCCTGATCGATGACCGAAATAATCTCATTCCGCGCGAAGGACCGCTCGGCAGCGGGGTCCGGGTGCGAGAGGTCCTTGAGATCTCGCACCAGCCTCTGTCCCGTAGTAGCGCGCGAGTCCCTGGCATGCCCGCTCGGGCTGTAGTCAAAGAAGACGTAGCCACGGCTAGCGAAGTAATGACGTAGATGAGTAACCAGGCACTTGCGGGCCGAGGCCGCGTGGGGATGAGTCGACCCGTTCCTCGTACGATCGGCCTCCGACGGCGCGGGAGGCTCGTACTGCTCGGCCAGGGTGCGGAACAACGGATGGTCGCACTCCTTATGAGAGGCCGGCAGCGTACGGACTGCGGTCTGATCGAACGCGTGGGTCTCCGACGCCTGCCGCACAAACAGGTTGAAAAGTCGGGCCACGCGCTCACTTCCGGGGATCGTGGCGGGCGTATCGTTGTAGAACCACATACCAAAGTAGGTTTGCTCGTCACGCAGATGCGCCAACTCCTCCCGGAGGGCTTGCCTAGCGAGCGCGCTCAGATTGAAGCAGCAGAAAGCGCGTACTTCGTGAGATCCGAGCCTGCTCAGCGAGGTTAGATACCCGAGACGCGAAACGTCCCCCGTGAAGACGCGGCGCTCGAGATCGGAAATGTGGTCGTCGGCTAAGTCGCGTACGATGTGAGTCGCAGCGAACTCGCCTACTCCTTCCAGCATACGCCGCAGAGGCCACCCCTGCCACGGCGCGTGTTGCTGCAGAGCAGCTCCCCCCGGGCCATCAGGGGGCTGGTCGGAGCCAGTCGTCTGGTCGGACGTCGTCACAGCAGCTGTAGAAGCATCAGAAGCAGCAACAGCGGGCAGCACCTCGCTGATATCCAAGCGAGCCACGGGCACGAGGTCAGGCATTTCAGACCCCGCGGCCATAGTGGTGTAGCTGCGTTTCCCCCCGGTGTGTGAGGGGGGCTCGCTGGCCGTTGTGAAGCCACTGGTGTGACGAGGCCTCTCCACGACACCACTCGTAAGTAGGTTCATTAACGAGTTGAGTTCTGAAGTGAAGGGGCCAACCGGTGTGTCCGGCATCGCTACGCGGACACGGGAAAGAAAAACCTCTGAAGTGGAGGACGAAAAAGATGCCGAAGAGACCCGAGAACAAGGCTCTACTAGGCGG